CTGTTATAATAGTAGAATTTAGATGACACCCTGGAATATCTCATTGTCCATCCTTTAGGTAGAACTGATTTAGTAATAGAATCGTTTCTAGTTACACTTATACCAGTGTCATACTTCAATCTGTTCCTTACTTTCTGTTCACTCGCAATCCTTGCCATTGTTATGTTTAAACTGATAATACTGGTTAATTCTTCTGCAGATTTTACAGGGTAGATCATATCAATTGGGTTTGTCTGTGCATTATCTGATTGTGGCATACCATCTATGATGTCAGGCGCTTTACTAGCATCCATGCATTTACCCTTTATGGATATGCATTTTGATGATACGTTACAAAATGAAACGTCATCGCCACTCAATTCATCGTCTTGTTCCCACATCAGTTCGGTTGTTCGTTTATAATATGTGTTCCCATCAGTTTGAGATTTGACGACTGCATAGTCCCCAACTGATACCATTTTGCGCCCTTCAGCAATATGTTTCGTCTCTCTAATTGCATCTTCGGGGGATAATTTGTAATCACTTATCAATTTAGTATAAATAAATTCATTTCGTTCTTCTTGTGATGGCAATACTTCTAATTCATTGTGGTACTCATCCGTCACCTCATACAATGTAGAATCGTATTGTTTGTCATAGTACGTCACTATTCCGTTGTCAGTCTCAAGTTCTGAAACATTATCATACGTTTTCGATAATATTCTGTCGCATACCTCGCTCTTTGGTATAGAATTTGGAACAGTTACAATCATTTCATCCGTATTTGCACCAGGACCTATATACAACTCAGAGTTCATCAATCGGATTAAACTATGGTATGACCGCGCGTCGTCGATATTCATCATTTTTGCGTAGAGTTCCGATGTTATTGGGGTGCGATTTATGAATGGATATGAATCGGATATTTCAATTGCAGTGTGGAATATCAACGAGTAGAACCGATTTAGTCTCATATTGCGTTCGTTTGGTATCGCATAATACACATTCCGACGTTTTGCATATTTTTGTTTAAATTTATCATTGAATCTGCTTGTCAATTCTTTCAGGGATGTATAATGATTATAATTTATATCTTGCATTTGTATCATAAATGGTTCTAATTGTCTCACAATACCACATAATGTATTATTGAACGTAAATGCAGAATAGTTTCTGATAATATTAGAAGTCGATGGAATTACACTATCCAAAAAAATACCAAAAGGTGGTAAACCACTACTAAATCCATCTGGTAATCTAAAATGTCTTATTGTTTCCATATTATTATCTGCAGTATACGCGTCCGTTACATCGATCGTGTCTATTTCTGTATTATCATTGAATATCTTCCAATAATTTATAGAAACCTCGTCAAGGTTAGACTTGTTCAATATGCTTGCATGACCCGATGTAACATTTGACACTGGAATTATCGACATTGGTAACGTAATCATAGATTTTATGTACATTACATCGGATGGAACGATATCTCGTAATGTAATATGAGTTTCTCCCCTTATTTTTGATAACTCTCGTGTGGTTAACTTAGTTACATATTCGTTACCTACGAATTTAGATGCAGATATCACATCATATGCCATATTGTTTGACATGAAGTCACCGGATGTATCAGATAATGCGAATATATTGTTTTTTACTCCATTTACATAAAGAACCTCATTATCAGGTGGATACAATGGATTAAATTCCTTGTCTATATTACTTATTCTATAATGATGATTGTTTATACCATCTGGTACGGAATTTGACTTATATGCTTCCATCGTGTCAAGTATTAGTCCTTGACTTTCTGATAAATCACTCTGGTGTAAATCTCTGTATATATCAATCCCGTGATCTAATGTATGATACATCTTCTTTTTATAGTCTGTTACTGGCAGACACCAAATTAATTTCTTGTCTAGATTTAAAATGGAATTTATTGATGGTTTATGTAAGGAAGTTATTTCATCTGGTATATTGAAATTATAATTGTCATCTATGCTTGAGAACTGGTCCCTCAATTCAGTATACCTATCTATCATCGACATTATCTCGTCCATTACATCTGGTGTCCTTTTATGTGGAGGAATTTTAGATAAGAATCCATTAAGCATGTCGGTTGTTTGTTTATCAATTCCAAATATCCGTTCTGCCATTGGTGCCGTAACCTCATATGATAATTTCCCGATTACATCTCCAAAAATGAGTCCAGTTTCCAGCGCAACACCTTGCAATGCATCGTCTTTCACCGATGATGCTTCGTCTTGCAATGCCTCGTCTTGCAATGCCTCGTCTTGCAATGCTTCGTCTTGCAATGCTTCGTCTTGCAATGCTTCGTCTTGTAATGCTTCGTCTTGTAATGCTTCGTCTTGCGCCACTTCTTCGTCTTGTACAGAGACTTCGTCGTCTTCTGTAATAGATATATCCGCAATCTGGTATTCCTTTGGAATGCCTTTATAACCAAAATCTATATAAATATTTTCATCTTCAAGGTTTATTTCTATTCTATCCTCTTTGAGATCTATTATATCTCCTTTAATTTTATATCCATTATCAAACATTATAGATATGGATGCACCAGGTACAAGACCATTCTGTCTAGCATACCCCTTCATTTCCGACCTGTTTATAATTAATATGTCTGTAACATTGACAGATGTGAATACACCCTTATCCATATTCAGTGTAATTTTTTCACCGTCATCTCTGACAACATCCAAAATCGTTTCATCTATATATTCAACAATAAATGTATATCCATTAATTTCATCATCGTCTGCAGTTATTTGTATAATGTCTCCCAACACTATTGCTATATCAGTGTTTCCTGTTTCTTCCATATACTATTATTAGTATAGATAAATATAACTATTATGTGTTGTATATATTATGACTTAAACATTATATAACCTAATATTCATTGGACAATGCCACATCATCTCATTAATGAGTGTGTGAATGAAAATATTAAGACCAAAAGTTACACATACAATAATAATAAATATGAAATTATTTCACACGATAAGAATGCGGTTGATAATGAACTGATCGTTTCTGGCAAATGCATCAGGTCATTAATTACTCATAATGGGAAAGTAGTATGTGTTTCACCATTCAAATCTGTGGCGATTGACGAGTTTGATTGGGGCGCCCCGCAAGATATCCGTGCAACAAAATTCATTGATGGGACAATGATTAATTTGTTTTACAATGACGCGTGGATAATTTCGACCCGTTCTACAGTTGGAGGCAATGTTTCATTTTTTAGGTCAGAGACATATTCAACATTTAAAACGATGTTTGAAGATGCAGTCATCCAAGACTATAATGATATGGAGTCGTTTTATAATGAACTAAACAAAGAATATTCATACTCGTTCGTTCTCCAACACCCAAGTCATCGTATTGTGACCCCTATAGAAAATCCAACTATATATTTAGTGGGAATCTATAAAGTAGACGGGTATAAGGTAGAATATATCGATCCATTTGTATCTCGCGACATTTCTATCGTTAAACGACCTCAAATCATAATGACAAAGGAACCATTATCAAAAGAATCCCTTTCAATGTTATTGAATGATGAGATGTTCGATTGGAAGATGATGGGAATACACGTCCAAAACAAATGCACCGGTATTAGGACCAAATTGAGAAACCCAAAATACGAAAAAATGCGAATGTTGCGCGGAAATCAACCTAAACTTCAATACAGATTCATTGAGATGAAACAAAACAATGATGACATTGCAAGATTCTTACAGGTATGGCCAGAATATAAATCTCATATTAACAATTACACTGAAAAATTAGCAACGATGTGTAAAACCATTTATGAATTGTATGTAAAAAGATACATAACACATGAGATTAATACGAATGACGTACCTATTATGATGCGAAAGATGTTGTATTCACTACATAACCTATACCGGGGTACAGGTGGATTGAAAAGCAGAGGATTAAAAATAAATTATAATGTTACATATAATCATATCATTTCACTACCTGCCCCACAAATTATGTTTGTAATGAGTCGTTTATCATCTTAATTGTTTTGATACATTTTCGAAAATATACACAAGTTCATCTATTGCATCAGTAATATACGAACTTATTTCACCCGGTTTATATTCCGGAACAAATCCAATTGTAATATATGACATATCAATGTGTGGATGTTCCTTGTTGAATCCACAAAACTCTAGTATTTTATCACCAGACGAGTAATATTTTCGGTTCATTATATATTCTATCGCTTTACCTATTGTATATCCTTCATTGTAGAGTATAATATCAAACCCATTTCCAAGTGTTTTATCAGTGCGTTTAATAAGATTATCTGCATTGACAGCAATATCATCCTTTACCTTGTTAAGTCTGCTCTTTATCACATCGATTGCCATTTTGACAATGTCTTTATTGCTATATTGTCCTATGGTTTCAATGATAAAATCAAATGAATCTGGAACATAATGTCGCTGACTATTCAATATATACCAATCACCACGTTTAAACTCTATATCATCCGGGGACATACCACTTTCAGTTAATTGTTTACTATATTCCTGCCATTTCATATGAATTAACTCCCGGTCTGGACTATTACCAAATGTTGAACAAGACACTACGTTAAATCCGCCGTTATCACTTGCATCACCTATAGACAACATAGCAGTGAAATGTATGCATTCGCCTTCTCCGTCCGACGTAAGTTTAGGTCGGAGTCTTGCAACGTCAATGTAATCCCCAGTAAGTTTAGAAGGGGGAAATATGATGTCCCGTTCCTTTTCAGATATATAACTTCCATCAGATATGTCCTTTATCTTAAAGTCCTTTGTTGTCACGAATTGTATAGAATCACTTGTATTCATGACATCAACTTCAACGACAAACTTATCCAATGGAAATTCGGGATCGGATATATGAATCGGAATACACGACAATCGTTGTTTTAGTATTTCATTATTCATTCGTGAAGTATTTTTATGTATATCCACCTTATTCTCCGCGTATGGCGTAGTTTTAAATACGACACATTGAATGTCAGATAGAATTGTACGCCTAATTGCATTCGAAATACTCACGTCAACTGATGATAATGTAAATGTCAGTATACCATTATCTTCGTTAATTGCGGTTATTTCGCCATTCGTAGGTTTACTCATCCTTATATGTAATGAAGATATACTTTATATTATATCAATTTTACATAATAAGTTAAAATAATTATCCTATCCTATTGATAATAAATATATGACAAGTGTCTTATATTATAGTAATTTTTGCGAAAATAGTAAAGAAGTCATACGTGTAATTTCAACAAATAATAAACAATCCGATGTACATTTCGTATGTGTAGACAAACGTATAAAAAATGGTGATGATATTATTATCATGTTAAATGATAACAAAACCACTATGAAACTACCAAGAACTATCACCATGGTCCCGTCATTATTATTGCTTAATGATTCACATAAAGTACTAGTCGGTTCCAGCATCATTGACCACATCAATCCTGGAAATAGAGGCAACAATAATCATATATACTCCCCACCGAATGAAACGAGTAACGTAGATCCAGAATGCTTCGACACAACTGGTAAATGGTGTGGTATCGTATCTGATACGTATAGTTTCTGGGACCAATCTGACGCAGAACTATCTACAGATGGGGATGGAGGTATGAGACAAAGCAGATATTATGCAGGGTTAAGTGATGAATATAGAATTTCCACGCCAGAGGATACTTATAATCCGGATAAAATAAACGACAACGACATTGACAATGCGAAACGGTTGAGAGAAGATGGATACAAATAATTAAGTTTAAAGAGAATAAAGATAATTTGTGTATATATTTATATGTCTAGTCAATCTATCATTATAAAGACGTTCAATGATCATTTCGAAGAATTTTTAGACGATTTGTGTGTATTATTTCCTGATGATAGCGAAATTAAAACTCTTAATGTAAATATAAAGCGTCTGCGGTCTGCAAACCCAACGATAAGCATCAAAGCATTTGAATCATATGTCTCAAAAAAATATAGGGAACAAATTGTATCTAATGATCTGGGGTTTTTCATACAAAAGGATTATACATCAGACTTAGTCAATACAAACATGACAAGTCGTATTATGACAAAGATCAATGAATTGAGGGAACCGATTGGAGAACTTCAAATCGAATCACAAGATAAAGTTATGAAATATCTAAACAATCTTTTAAAATTGTCTGATTTATATAAGAAATAAGTTTAATCATTTAAACAAATGTTTATTATTACAATATAATGAGCGATGAAAAGGATGGGTTTAATAAACTAATCAAAGATATGATTCAGGATATGCTCACAACGTTTCCGGAATTGGATAACGACGAACTAAATCCAGATGTTAGACTTGTATTAAAAGACGATGCTGATGCACTTGATCGTATGTATAAATATTGTACTGATATATATCCCGAGAGATTTTTTGATATTTTATATGAAAATGAAGATATATTCAAGGAAGAGAGTGAACAAAATGTCTATTTCTTACCTGGAATAAATTTCAGAACCATATGGGCAACCACAAGTGACGAAAATCATGTAATCATATGGAAATATATTAAGTTAATCCTTTTTTCAGTTGTTTCCAATGTATCAGACCATAAATCATTTGGCGATACACATAAAATATTCGAAGCAGTTGACAATGACGCATTAAAGAAAAAACTTGAAGATACAATTCGACAAATGTCAGAAATGATGTCAGATGAAACAGAAAATGAACCAGAGGACGGGGAACCTGCATCTGATAACACTCCACCAAAATTTGATGCGAGTGACATTCACAAGCATCTAGAAGGTATTATGGACGGAAAGTTAGGTAATCTTGCCAAGGAGATTGCAGAAGAGACTGCAAAGGACATGGGTAATGACTTACACGACAGTTCTGTAAATGCAGATGATATCCTTAAGAATATGCTTAAGGATCCAACGAAGATGATGGATCTGGTAAAATCAGTTGGGTCGAAATTAGATGAACGGATCAAAAATGGAAACATTACCGAAAACGAATTAATGGAAGACGCCCAACAAATGATGAAAAAGATGAAGGATATTCCAGGGTTCGGAGATATTAACGGATTACTTTCAAAAATGGGAATTAACCCGTCTAAGGTTAATATGAATGCAATGAGTGCACATATGGAACGTGAAATGAAAAAGAACACTACCAAAGAACGCATGAGGAAGAAAATGAACGAGAATAATAAACAACCACCGACAACGACTAATGGTCCCAAACTATCACCCGAAGATGAATCTATTGATGATATTGCGGAATGGATTGAGAACTCTGGGTCAGAAAGAGTATTCAAGGTGAATGGCGGCGCAGAACGAAGTACAAAGGAAGATAAACCAAAGAAGAAAAAGAAGAAGAAGACGAATAAATAAAAAATATATAGTATATAATGACAACGTGGATTGAAGACCCTCTTATATTACTTAGAAACAATAATTTGAGTAAATTGTGGCCGTGTTCATCAATGAATAAAGAGGAAAAATTCAACGCAATGACTCGACTAATCATTGCACTTACAATTATTGGATATATGGCAACAATGAGAAAAAGTGTCATTTTATTAGGTATCATATTTATAGGAATATTGGTGTATATTCATCTCAACAATACAAGTGTTCCCAAAGAAGGATTCGATGGATTTTCTAGTATTCGTCTTGACAAGACACTTCCAACTATTAAGAATCCACTGATGAATGTATTGCCTGCAGATATTCTAGACAACCCAACCCGACCAGAAGCAAACAAAGCATATAATCCTGAAACAGTAGAAAAAATAGACGACAAAACAAAAAAATTCATTGTGGACGAGTTTAAAGAAAATGATAAACTGAATGAGGATAGTAAAAATTTCATTTCAAATGATTCTATTGATAATATAAACGATAAACTGTTCCGAGATATAGGAGATACTTGGGATTTTGATAAATCAATGAGAAATTGGTACACGACTCCAAACACCCAAATACCAAACGACCAAAAATCATTTACAGATTTCTGTTATGGGAATATGAAATCGTGCAAGGATGGAGATATGATTTCATGTATATCACCCGGAAGTAATCCACCACGTTGGACTGAAGGAGGAAATCCTTAGAAATCACAACAATAAAATATATATTGTATATATAACATGACAGAATTAACAGACTACATTTTTGATATATCGACAAGAATCAGTTCTGATGGTTGTGATAAGTCTCAACAAAATTTACAAAATCTTGGGAGCATCAATTACATGATGTCTTCTTATAAACCGGAATGCCCAACCAATGATATTGTATCATTTGCAACAAGTCAACCCAATATAAATTTCTCTGGAAGTAATCGTGTTGGTGTCTTAGGATGTAATATAGATTCTGATTCCGATCTTACTATAAGGGAGTTGTCTAACAGCAAGTGCAGAATTAGTTTACTTGAGAGACCATACCTTACCGTTCCATTTTTGGGAAGAGGAAAAGGCAATGCTGTATTAGAATCCCAATTACAACAGGGGGATGTGGACAGTAATAGAAAAACTGCTACAAATTTGTCTGAATCATCCGTTATAGAGTATAAACATACTCCTCTATTGAACACAATTAAATTAGATATCACAAACCCGGTAAACTACATACCAAGTGATTCCGATGACAATTGGGTTCGTGGTGGGATTCCATCCAGAGAAGTTAACAGAGATACTAAACATTACTGAAGATATATTATTAAAGAGTACATCATATTATCAAATATAATGTACGATACAAGCATGATATGCACATACCATCTATTATCAGATGAAACAGAGTCCGATAATTTATATAAGATACAATTGTTACAAATATTCGATGTTGATAACATTGATAAAATCACAGATGAAATGATGGATGCTCTATATGAAAAGGTATCCAATAATAAGAAATTTACCGATAAATGTAGTGATGTCTTTCATAATACATTTGGTACAACGGTAGAGAATAGTGACAGAATGGGGTTTGTAATCATGTTCCATTACGGATTATTCTGGATCACCCACAAATGCATATGCCAACAAATAAATAATGGATGCATCGACGATGAAACAATGACTTTATTTACGAATGAATTAAAAAAAACAATGATATAATAATATTACCTATTTATAAATGAGTTCTACAAGAAATATAAATACTAAAGGAAATTATGAAATGGAAACTCGTCAATATGAAATCGCTCAAATATACAATACGTACAAACATTCATCCTATGGAAAATCATACGAAAATACATTACCAAATATAGGTATTACACCTTCGAGATTACCCCGTGAAGCGTTTTCTAATAACTACACTGATATAGAATCGATGTTATTGGGTATTGGTTCGACCAATTTAGTCGATAAATCATTTAATGTTTCCCCTTGTCTGAAAGAGTTGAAATCTCAAACGTTTGTGGAACGCATACCATTAATTATGCCAACTAAATTATTACTTGAACCGAATCAGAGACCAACTTATTAAATGAATATTTATATTTATAATAAATATTCATAATTGTATTGTAATAAAAATATTTAATTGCTGTACGCGAGACCACCCATACCACTCATTACACGGAACACGTTGTAGTTGGTCGCGTAGATGCGGACCTTGGCGGTCTTGGTACCCTCAACAGTCGCGTTGGAAAGTACAAGTTGAAGGGTCGCATTATCAATGCGCGAGAAATTGCAAGTTCCCGAAGGCTGGTGCTCCTCGGGGCGGAGCGCGAACGAGTACACATTGATACCGGAATCGGGCGAGCGAGAGTGGTGCTGGAATGGTTGCACCACGTCAAAGTAACTGCCCTCGCGCTCAGAGTGTCTGTCCTGACCATTGAGTTGAAGTTTGGCGGTGACAACGGGATTCTCTCCCCAGCAATGAAGGTTAAGAGCAGTCTCGGCAAGTACAAACGAACCAGCATCACTGACAAGAGATTGTACATCATCAGTGCTGAATGCAAACACACCAGCACCATCGCTGGATGCAGGGTTCTGGTCACCGGCACCAGCATCAACGAATAGACCACTGCTGTCAATGTAACTAGCAGCAGATGTACCAATCGACGATGGTCCAGCGAACGCCGAAAGGGCATTGGGTAGAGCATCAAGAGCATCGGTGTAATTGAATGGTTGGGCGCCGAGGGCTTTGTAGAGGGAGGTGCCACCATCAAGCGAATCACAATACGAGACATTGTCATCAGGTTGCACAACCCATACAAGCTCCTTGACGGGGTGATTTAGATTGAGGCGGATCTTATTCGACGACGAACCAACCGACTCATCGCCAGTGAACTGAAGTTGCTCGATGAGGTACTCGTGAGGATTCTGGGCCATACGGCGACGCTCGTCGGTATCAAGGAAGACGTAGTCAACATAGATCGAGGTGGCTACAAGAGACTGTAGGTATGCATTGGATGCCTTTACGGTACCAGTGGTCGCGCCAATCTCAGTGACAGCCCACAGGACCTCGTCAATACCGCGAAGATCTACATTGATCTTTACCTCGTGATACTGAAGGGCGATGAGTGGGAGGGCGAGACCAGGGTTGCGGGAGAACCAGAACTGAAGAGGAACATAGAGAGTGGTCTCGGGGAGAGCGTTTCTGGGGGTGCACACCTGTCTAGCAGCACCACTCGAGTCACAAGGACCATCCACAGCCGCAAAGGAAGGGTCAATCATGTAGGTGAGTTGAGTGGTGTTACCGACCATAGTGCTGTAACCCTTCTCGTGTCCAATTGGGAGGGTAAGTTGATTCCAGATATGGAGCCAATCACCATAATGACGGTCAATGCGCTGACCACCCACCTCGATCTCAACACTGTTAATCAGCTGCTCACCAGGGAAGTCAAGCCATCTCGCGTAAAGACCATTACTGCCGCCCATCGACTGGTTAATCTCGGGAAGGGTTACCTGAAGGTAAGTGCGGTATGCGAGGTCACCATTTCTACTTACTACCGAGGTGACCTTGCGACCAAAGTCGGCCTGGCCATTGAAAGTCTGCTCAATCGCCTCCATCGCGAAATTGGTATACCGTCTATAGGTTACCTTCCAGAAGGTGATCTGAGGATTGCCAGTTAGATATACATCTTGTGCGCCATAAGCTACCAGTTGCATTAGACCTCCACCCATTATATCATAGCATTAGAAAAAAAAATAACAATAAATCCTACAATGATATATTTCTATGAATAAATTTCAACAAATAATCCTCGCCAAAAACTTCACGTTCGCCGTTGTGTTTTTTCAGGAATATGTACTTATTCTCATCTAGATTAACAGTCCATCCATCTTGAATTGCCTTATATATAAATGACATTTTCCTAATTGTATCATCATCAATAGAATATCTAGATACGTTTATTTTTATAGATGTATCAGGCATAAATAATTAGTATAGAAAATTTACTTCTTATAAACGATTATAATTAATATAAATAGATTCTTATGACTATTTGTATATGGAAAATGTGTTCGTACAAAAGAATAGTAAGAAAATTGACGCTAATATTGTAACCTTAGACAGCAAGAATAGAGACATCATGAATGACATACAACACTCTGAGGATATAGAACTTCCTATATTAGAGAAGGAAAAGGAATCGTTAAAAGAAATGTTAAGTGATCCAACTATACCTATAGACAATCGGTTAGAGATGAAAGATCGAATATCAAATATAAGACGACATATAAGAGATATAAAGAAACGGAAACGTGAATATCTCCTAAACAATGCAGAGTATATATTCGATTATTTCGAATATAAAAAGAAAATTTCAGAGGGAAAAAATGTAAAGACTGTGTTGACCGAATTTTTTAATGTAGATACTTCAACTAACACCGACTATGAGTACAGAACTACTGTGAATAAGTACATGACAAATGTTGATAACTCGTTTATAGATCCTTCTAAATACATCCAATCAAGTGATATATGCCAACACTGCAATGAAGGTGAGTTGATACCTGTTGAATGTGATGGTAATATGGTGTGTAACAACTGCTCTAGAACATTCAAGTATTTAATAGATAACGATAAGCAATCCTATAAGGATCCACCTAAGGAGATATGTTGTTACGCTTATAAACGCATTAATCATTTTAGGGAAATACTTGCACAGTTCCAAGCAAAAGAGACGACTCAAATACCTGATGATATCATTGAAAATATCAGAAGACAAATAAAAAAAGAGAGAATTGATATATCACAGTTTACAAACAAGCGTGCAAAGGACATACTGAAACGCCTTCGGTATAACAAATATTACGAACATATACCTTTTATACGCGATAAACTCGGTATAAAACCTCCTATAATGGCACCCGAATTAGAAGAGAGATTGTGCAATTTATTTATAGATATTCAAAAACCATACGCTAAATTTTGTCCTGATGATAGAGTTAATTTCCTTAACTATTACTATACTATATATAAACTATGCGAACTTTTGGATCAGCGACACTTTCTTCCATTTTTTCCTATGTTAAAAGATCGAGAGAAAAGGATTGAACAAGACGAGACATGGAAAAAAATATGCGAAGAGTTGGGATGGGAATTTATTCCTACTATATAGGTATCAATTGTTCCAATATATTAGACAATATTTGCATTTATAGCAATGACAGGTTTTTCCATAGAATCAATGATACCATTCACTAATTTAACATTTGTACCAAAATCAAAATTTGGCGGGATTTTTGGTATAGTTAGACCCATTCTTTTACAATTGGGTACCTCAAATGCTTTTGTATAGGTCAATATAATGTCTACACCAGTATTGAAACGATTGTCCTTCCATTTCTTGATATTGTTCTTACCTCGAATAAATGCAATATGGGTCTCGGTTCCCAATACAAGTGGAAGTTGTTTGTTATTAAATTCTTCAGTATCCCAATCATAATATTCAATTTCCCCCGTTTCATCGTTTCTTGATAGTGCCCGGATTTTTATGATATCATACGTGAAATTTTCTCTATAACACCCAAGATTATATGAAACAATAGATTCATATGATATAGTTCCGTTTGATACAACGGTCGAAAGATTCCCAAATTCAACTGTTTGATCTAAATAATCATCCCCATATTTCCTTATATATGATAGGATAACTATCTTAATATCTTCAGGAAACAATAATTCTCGTGGACTTCGAGATTTATTAACCATTTGGGTTTTATCTTTGGTATATTTACGCCAATAATATACGGAACATATGATGATAGACAGCGAAGTGAGTACTTTTACATCGAGGTAGATGTTCAAGATTGAATGAGTCATAGTTAATATTTTACTTGCTAATCATATTTTCATTAAATCCAAATCAATTTTATATTTTATAGTTTATTAATATGAATGAAAGTATAAATCGAAATATATCGTCAAGTGATTCAATAACTAAAAAACAAACATCAGGTCGAAATCAATCAAAAACAATGAAACGTCGCAAAGATAAGATGAGTGTATCGAGACCACCTATAAACGATAATGATACGTATTCTCCTTATTACAAAGATATGGGTGGTATTATAAAAAAAATGTTATCGTTGAGGAAAAAAATAGAGGATACCACTGGCAATGAATCACATATCACTGCAATCAATAACACAATTCCATTTCTTACACGGGGTAATTTATCCACATTTCACATACATTCTATTCTAGATGATGTCCATAACAATATCAATAGTGAAGAATATTGGGAATATTTACAAATATTATCAGATGAACAAATAACTACACATATAAATGAACGACAAGAACAAATAAAAGAAATAATGGCAATTATGTATAAATCATCAACGCCATTATTAATCAGACAATTGGCTATACTTAATGACAGCGCTGAACGAGAAAGAAAATTAATAGATAAGTTGATTGTATCGGATAATCCGAAAATGCATTCAAAAATAAATGAATGTCTTTTAAATATTATAGAATCAAATAAATATTTAGACGAATTATTAATACTTAATATGAAGGTACAAGAGATAATGAGTATAGAAAAATTTAAAAATAACAATCGACTTGAGCGTCAAATGAAAAGCGTATACAAGATTACTGATGTGTGCAAAGAAGAGGTATTGCAAGCAACCGATATGTTAGGTAAAATGGAGAAAGGTTCAATTGAAAATATGTTAATGATTACTCATAAATGTCTAGAAATGTTGAGAGAGAGTGTTGTTAAAGCACAACATATTATAAATAAAATTGATAATTGATAATACAACGTTGTAGACCATATAACAATGGCGTCAAAATGTGTAGCGTTTTGGCATCTTGAAGCATTGACAAAATTGGACGATGACACCAAATACTTGGATTGTTCACATAATAGTTTGAAATGTATTGACAATTTACCTCCAAAAATAAAATACCTTAATTGTTCTCATAATCGTATTGAATCAATGAATGGTTACTATCAAGAGTTAGAGACCTTGTATTGCGATGGTAATTTACTTGATGATATATGTTATCTTCCGCATTTACGGGTGTTGACATGTAGAGATAACATATTTTCATCCTTGCCTCTGTTATCGTCTTGTCTAGTTAATCTGTTTTGTTCATCTAATGAAATTAAGAGTATAGATGGATTGCCCGAAACACTGGAAGTACTTGATTGTTCCAATAATTGGATTGAAATAATAAACGATCTACCGAAATCATTGACCCGATTTGTATGTAAAAATAACCTCATAACTCATATCTCATATTTACCCAAAAAATTGGAATGGATTGATTGTTCAAATAATCCATTGGGTACATTGCCGCGTATAGGAAAGTATGCGAGGACGTTAATCATAGAAAATACAAACATTTCCACTCTACCAAAAAGTAAAATCACGACGCTGAATTGTAAGAATTGTCCGATTGTTGATAGTCGTTTAGCAAAAACACTTACACATTTAGTAACTGATACGAACCATATGAACAAGATTCGTTACTTGCCGCCGAAATTGTTGTTGATGGGGTGTACCATACGCGAGATTGTGCGTTTCCCGTTAATTCCTGATTCTGTCATATTCTTGCGTATTATACACGCAGATGATTATGACCCACAACAATGTATTTACGAAATAGATCAGCATGAAGATATAGACGTATTGCGTTCAAAAACCCAAACACATATGCAGTTCGTTCATTTATATTACTCATTGAAATATAAATGTAAATTCAGGAATTGGTTGTGGGATAGAGTTCGTCGTCCGAAAATTGAGAGGGAATGTCATCCGGATATAATCCGGGATATTATAGAAACAAAAGGGATGGAATATTTTCTTGAAATGGACAATTAATTTAAAATATATGGATTATATATATCATGGCGGGATTAATGACATCATCCTTATGGTCTAGGGCTGCACAGAAACGAAAAGATACAAACAATAGTGAGGATCCTAGAATGGGCAGGAATTGTAAACCAACAAATGATATTGTTCGTGTTAAACCCGTAAAAAAAGATAGTGCGTCCAATCCAGGCTCTTCTGTTGTGGAACAGTGTACACAAGAAGATAGAGATAGTAAACGAAAACAAAACATTATTGATCAACAACAAATACAACATGACAAATTTGTTCGTGGTGCCATGAATAGCCTCGGAAGTGTACCCGAGTCGTTCGAGTTCGAATACCACCCCCCCAAAAGACTCGAATACCACCCCAGAAAAAAAAGGCGTCTCGATAAAACAGGGGAAGGGAAAGGGGTACGTCGTGCAATTGGTAAATCGAAGAAGCATCGCAAATCGAAGAAGCATCGCAAATCCAAGAAGCATCGCAAATCCAAGAAACCGCGCAAATCCAAGAAAAAATAATTAGATAATATATATTTTTAGTAGGTAATTAGATAATATAATGCGTACAATTGGTACGACATTATAGAAATGGATGCGATATATTGGATTTTTTGAATGACACCCTGATATAATCCGGGGTATTTTAGTAACAATATGGATGGCATATTTTCTTATTTTAAAATCTTATATTATTATATTATGGGTGATGATATGGATGATGATTTAGCAAAGGTGGTGCAAACGGTAATGAATGATATGGAGGCCAAGGGGGCGGCGGCGGATAAGAAGAGGAAAGAATGGGAGGCGGAGAGGAATGCATGGGATGCGGCGCGGGCAGTAGAAGAGAGAGAGTCAGCGATGGCGGCCAATGCGGCGGCGTCCAAGGTGACCCTCCCGGCGCGCAAGGTGACCCTCCCGGCGCGGTACAAGCTGAAAGACCAGAATACGTGGAATACCATCGGAGCCCCACAATGGACTGGGACTGGAGGACGTTATGTAATTGGCAAATCCAAGAAGCGCCGAAAATCCAAGAATCGCCGAAAATCCAAGAAGCACCGCAAATCGAAGAAGCACCGCAAATCGAAGAAGCACCGCAAATCCAAGAGTCGTCGTTCAAAATCAAAAAGGTCAAAAAAATCCAAGAGACCCCGCAAATCCAAGAAAAAATAATTAATATAATAAATAATTAATATAATAAATAATTAATTAATATGATTTTTTTTTAATAGGTAATCAGATGATATAATGCGTACAATTGGTACGACATTATAGAAATGGATGCGATATATTGGGTTTTCTCGTAATGTCACCTTGATATAATCAGGTATATTATAGAAACAAAAGGGATGGCATATTTTCTTATGTTAAAATATATATATATATATATATATATTATGGCAGGTCATTTAGCAAAGGCGGCGGAAAGGGTAATGGAGGCGGTGGTGAATGCGAATAACAGGACGGTGGCGGCGGCGGCAGCGGCGGCGAAGAAAGCCGGGTGGGATGGGCAGGCGAAGGCGGTGGCACAGGCGGTGGCGAAGGTGGTGGATGAAACGGCGGCTGAAACGGCGGCAGCGGTGGATGCGGTGGTGAAGAAGGCGAATGCAATTGCGGGAACGGCGGCAGCGACAGGAGTGGGGCACACCGACCATGATGGCGGTCCGAACTCGGGTATTGAACTCTTGGATATTGAACCCTCGGATACTGAACCCTCGGATACTGAACCCTCGTCCAATGTGGGGTCGGACGAGAGCGCCGCCCACAATCTCGGATCGACATCATTGAGTGGGGGACGCTATGTAATTGGCAAATCGAAGAAGCGCCGCAAATCGAAGAAGCACCGCAAATCCAAGAAACACCGCAAATCCAAAAAACCGCGCAAATCCAAAAAACCGCGCAAATCCAAGAAAAAATAATTAGTTAATATACTTTTTTTAATAGGTAATCAGATAATATAATGCGTACAATTGGTACGACATTATAGCAATGGATATGATATATTGTGTCTTATCGAATATGGTTGGTTTAACAATGTCGTCAAAATCATACTTGCCAGTATATTCAGGCTCATCTGAATCATAACTCACTTCATCGAATTCTTGGGTTTCGTGTGGAAACAATGCCTTATCCATTACAGACATAAAATACCTAAATATTTTTCTGTGTTCGTGTTTACGATTTGATGGAGCAACAACCTCTTCTGAATCACTTTCATCCTCCAATTCCGAAACAATGTTATCATCTGGTGTAACACAATCCCATCCACCACTATCTAATGGTTCGTCGGTTGAATCATCATCCGAAGAAGCATCCGTATCATCACACTTCCACTTTTCAATACGTTTATTGTTTGATTGGGGTGTTGATTTAACATCATCCCGGTCTTCTTTGTCGTCACTATACCACTTATCATATTCGTTTAGTCTGTCCGTCAAACTCTCAATGTAATCATTGGTCGTTTGGGTATATTTATACATATATGTAAGCATATCAACCATCTTATCATTTGACGCATCCCATACACCAATGACATCTTTCTTGATTTGTGATGGAATTTCCCTATCCGATTCCATGAACTCAATTAAATTGTCAGGAATGATCTGAATAAGGAAATCATCGTGAAGTTTATACAGAATGACCGGTTCATTCGTCTTGGAAATAATAACTTTATCACCCATATGATAATGTCGACTATACACGGCAATCTTGGAAACATATGCATCAATCTTGGAAATGTAAGCTTCGCGTGACGACTCTTTCACGTTTGCAATCATTTTATCAACTAAATCATCTGCTGACCCAGTATTACCATACGCAACACCATTATTTGACCAGAAGACGTCAACTCCTTTGTCACAATTATAGGTCTTGTATTTAACATAGGATTCTTCGTCGAACATTTCTACGTATACCGACATCATTATAGTTACATATTGAACCTTTATTACAATTTCAATTTTATATAATATATCGCCTAGTTCATTTAAGGTATATCTCAAATTCTTACCATATTAAAATTATATATATGGATAACTACATGCAAATAGGAGATAATGACTCAGGACTCCATGAAGGAACCGTTAAAGAATTATTGTAATTAAGATGGCGATTACAACGTTAACCATATCGAGGTTCATTCGAAATATTTTTAATTTACACTTAAATAAAATATATGGTAATAGTATATGCCTTCCGACATTGGTCATTCGGGGAAAGGAAGACGAACCCAATTACCAAGCGCAGCATATGCAGAGTCAGAAGATGATGATGAATATGATGAATATGATGAAGACTACGGAGTATATGCACTGGAAAGAACACGAAAAAAAAAACCAAGCGCAGCAGAAGAAAAAGCAGCAAAAGCAAAACGCGATAAAGATACGGCAATAGAAAATCTGGATGCGATTTTGGGGGGCAGAGCAAACCGGTCCGTTTTGTGGGATTATTATAATTTAGGAGATAGAAAAGCGGCAGGACGTTTGACAGCAAAAAAGTTACACGATGTATATCTAACTTTGAAAGATCGCGATCAACGGGAAGCCTTTCATAAAGGTATGGAGGATGGTTCTATCGTTGCTGGTCTGAGGGATGGTGATAACATGCACACATCAGGTATGCTTGAAAATACTAAAAGACGTCGTGCACGTTTACGTGCTTCTGCTGCTGCTGCTGCGGCTGGTAGTTCTGATCATTTTTATGCTGCCAGTGCCCCACAGGGTAATCCGCGCGCTACCACAATAACAGATACACTACCACCAAGAGCAATGGACGAGATATTTCGAAATTTAACTGGCGCCACTCGCCCTGTTTCTTATGGTGGGCCTCTCCCTAGTTCTCATGGTGGAATGATACGCAAAACTCGTAAACACAAGAGAAGGAATAAACGCAAGAGAAATACCAAACAGACATATAGAAGACATTCTAAATCATCTAAACGCAAGTCATATAGACATTTTTAATATTTCACTTCCCTATTATAATCAATGTATCACTAAATAATTCCTTGTGTTTTTGTAGATGTCTATAATCAAAATATTTGTAACAATTGTTACATTTAAAAAATAATAACCATCTTGAACATTGCGAAGTACTACTCCGTCTTCGTTGCCTATTAAATTCAAGTTCTGAAATTTTTGCTCCACAAAAAAAACAATTCATATAAATTATTAGGTTTATATATATTTATATGAATGTATAACATCAATACGGTAACTCATTGAAATCATTTATACTATCATGTTCTACGTGTACCGCGTTTGATCTTTCTCTTATGCTTGCGACTCTTATGCTTGCGACTCTTATGCTTGCGACTCTTATGCTTGCGACTCTTATGCTTGCGACTCTTGCGTATCATTCCACCCCCATCCTGATCTAACGGATCTAACGGATTTCTATTTAATGGATTTTCTCCTAAATTATATTGTTCTCCCAAAAGGGACTGGTCTGCTGTACCCCTCAAAATCTGCTCCATACGAATTTCTGATATCGCTTCCTCTATGAGAGAGCCATCCATCATATGTTCATTAAATTCTGCCCGCTCTCCGCGAGTTTCCAAATCGTCATATATATCGTATACCTTATCTCTTATTATACGTCCTAAATTATTATATCTTCCTAAGTTATAATGCAGCCACAAAACGAACGGGTTTGCTGTACCCCTCAAAATCTGCTCCAAACGATCTCCTGACAATCTCTCTACTCTGGCATCGCGTTCGGCATCGCGTCTACGTGCCGCAATGTCCGCCAATCTATCGTATGGGTTTGTGTTAAGTTCAGCGTGGTCCATTATATAATATTATTATATAATAAATATTTTTAATTATGAGATTGTTCTATAATCGTCTTCCACATGATTTTACTCCCTATAAAAATATTGTGAATTAATAAATTTAATTTACTCGGTATTCAAATGTATAAATATAGAGATATCACCATTCATAAAATTGAAGTGATTTTATCATTTCCAACACACTGAACCAATGAACGCTGAACGCAGTTACTCTGCCGTTGTTCTGTGCGACAAAACGAACCAAATGAAGAAGTCATACACGTTCATTCCTGAAATATGGAGACTTATTATGGAGTACCGGATTGACCCCCATTATTGTTTGTTGCGTCCAGGAATGCGGTTCTACAATAACTATGATGCACAACGAAAGAGTGGTGAAATCGTCCACATTCAAAAATTAATGGAGGTCATTGAGATGCCTACTGATATACATCCGGTTATGTGGCGACTTATGAAAATGGTTCCATCTCAACAATTGCGTGTGAAAACGATTAATATTTACGATTCAAGGAGAGGATATGTGAGAAAAAGTATTGCGATTCATTTAATGGCCAAGAAAATGCTTACAAAACGATTGAGAGAAGAACCCAATATGGTATATGTCACGAACGACAAGGCGATTTCATAAATGCACGATTTAATAATTTCTACATAATCCAAATGTTTTCCTGTGGAATTTGGATATTCCATATTTTTTTATTCCGTCAATGTGGGTTTTAGTTCCATACCCCATATTAGATAATAAATCGTACCGCTCATCTAATTCAGGGTACTCTTCACATAATTGGGTGATGTATTTATCATGTTCTACCTTAGCAAGTATCGACGCAGCAGCAATCGGATAATATTTCGTGTCCCCCTTTTCTATACAAATGTGGGGTATGTACTTATTATTTTTATCATAATAGTGGCGGAAACGATTACCATCAACGAGAATATTATCCACGTCAATGCTAAGTCCATCCATTGATTTATGCATTGAATCTAACGTCGCATTTAAAATGTTGATCTCATCTATTTTGGATTCATCATTGTACGCAATGGAGTAATCCAGGGCATAATTCTTTATATATTCTGCCATTTCTTCACGTTGTTCTTTTTTGAATTGTTTGCTGTCTTTCATTACAGGGTGGTCGAATTCATCGTCGTTTTCCTTATTCCAAATGACGGCGCACGTATAAACGCGTCCCAACAAACATCCCCTGGCAACTTCATCAATTCCTGCTTCAATGTCGGTTTCATTGTAGTATAACTTCATGGTTATATACAATAATTAAATGATTTATTATATCAATTTAGTTATAATAAAATATCTCTATGGTTTGGTGTACTTCCTGGTATTTTACCAAGTTTCTTAAAATCAATCATTCTATTATATTTTAGATTAGTATAAATAAAATTGATTTGGGTTTGATTACATCTAAATATTTGATAAAACATGATGCAATCTGAAACAAACCGAGGGACTGGTGCTGGCGGATCAAATACCAATGTTAGTGGTCTCAGATTTGAAGATAGTACCGATCTATCAAGCGAATTTAACGAAATACATCAAGGAGTAGATTCATCTGTTATAGAGTTTAATGGGAATGGGAGACAATATAATTACACAAAAAAAGCCGGATTCTTGCGCCATATGGGAGACAAAGTCAATAAAGATGTCAAATCGTTACACGGAGCAAAACAACCCGACGAGGTTTATGTAGATCATTCTAATGGAAACATATTTATTATCGAAAAAAAAAATCAAAATACAAGTGGTTCCAAATGTGAATGTATACAAACTGCTGTAAGTAAAAAACGTAATTATAGCAGACGTATCCCAACATATAATGTAGTATATATATATTGCTTATCGTCTTGGTTTAAAGATAATTGTCAAGCCGAACTTGATGATTTAGAAGAAGATAATATTCCGGTTTTCTGGGGAAATGACGAAAATTACAAGAGGGATATTATTGAGTTTATAATCAATTATAAATGATTACCTCTGTGGTAGTTGAACCTGGTTTCTTAGAATTAATTGCCCTTCTTGCCTCAATATCCTGACAGTTATATTCCTTAAATGTCTCCGTAACTAATTCTACCTTGGCATTACTCATAACAAATCTCGTATTATGTAATTTTTTTATATCATCGAATAATAATTTATGTTTATCCAAACCAAACCCATCAGACACATATCCAACGAATGATTTGGAATTTTCTGGTGCGTATGGGGGGTCCAAATACACAAAATCTCCATATTTGACATTTTTGATGGAATCTGTAAAACTACACGTATTAAACTCTACGTCCTTTATCAAATCGCTAATATTATTCAAATCTATTTCAGATATGATTGTGGGTGTTTTCTTATAATGTCCATATGGAACATTATATCCATTTGGTCCTTCACGGTACATACCCCTAAAACACGTCTTATTGATAACCATAAATAGTGCAGAACATTCAACAGTGGATTTATCGATACTATTATATTTGTTTCTTAACCAATAATAATAACTCTCTTTTGAGGTTTTTGCTTCTTCAATAGAAGAAGGATTTCTATTAATTATCGTTCCAGTTAGACCGTCATATTCTGTCATATATGACGTAATAAGTCTATATAATTCTTGCTTATTAGACTGAATATTTTTATATACATTAATTAAAACACTATTGACATCATACGCATAAATTTTATTCCTAATTAAAACCTTATTTTGTTTTTGTAATGATAATACCGCCAACAAAACACTCCCACCCCCTAGAAATAGTTCATGATAATTATCCATTTGACTCGGTATTTTTGAAATAATAGCACCAATAATTTGACTTTTACCCCCTACCCATTTTAAGAATGGTTTTTGTACTTTAAGTTCACTCATTGTTGTATTTGTAATACAACTGATATATTCATTATCAACAATCAATTTTTTATTATTTAATTCTTTTAACTTCTCTTCAACTACCTTATCTACAATATCCTTAATTTTATCGACAGTATTTTCACAAGGCGTTTTGCGCCTATTATGTGAATCATAGTGAGATTTTTGAGAAAATCCTTTTCCACATCGTTCGCATGAATATTTAACCATTCTTGTTATATATTGTTAATATTTTATTTTTAAATAATGTTGATAATTAACTTAAATTAACAAATTATGTTAATTCCTAAATATTCAATTTGAGATGTCAGGATTTTGCATTCGTCGTATTTGATGTTATTATACTATTGGTTATTGTTGGTTTCGATGTTACTCATTTGTAATAAAAATCAAACATATAATATAAATATGTGCCCTACAAATGTGATGATGTGGACAATTGCTTGATATAACTCACACACATAAGGTCTCGGATCTCCACAATAACGACCGATAATTCTTCCATAATAATATATATATAATACACTTATAAAACATAACAATACACCTGACATTAGGAGAAGGTCATATGTTTGTTTATTATATAAATAATACACACTATACGTTACTACCGATACGATCATGATGAAGTCCAACCATTCATAAAGACGATGACCACCATTATAATGGTTCCGGTCACTATGAAATAACAATGAAGTCATCATCAACCCCTTGAATAAAAACGAATAAACATACAATGATTTACTGTAAAATAAAATACTATTTATAAAAAATAGATAAGACGTTGTAAAACAAAAATGATAATGTATACTGATACCATATATAATGCAGGACTCAATATACCGAACGAATCTTAGAATAAATGGAATACAATAAATGTATCTCATTCATATGTTAGTATTTTATTTTTAAATCACCAGTTATCGTTCATTACAATTTGTACCATACATCATTTATTCTCGAACTAACCTGATATATTTTTTTGGTCGTTTATTATATATGGCAGCAGAAGTTAAATCTCCATCACAATATTTTGACAGAGACGCTAGATTATATTTAATACGTGAACCCGGTATTGAACCATATTTAAGATATATGTATATATCTACAGGTACAGGTAATCCGTATCTTGATAATATATATCAAGGAGTATATGTACCCACATATGGATATGTTGACTCATCTAATGAAACTCTTAAAAAGTCTCATCATCAAAAAAAAATTATTTACAAAGGTCTCCCTTATTCTCAATGGCAATTAGATTTACTTACATCATTATGTGATGCCCGCATCCACAGTGAAGAATTTCGTAGAATAGACAAATATTTAGCGCTATATAACATTACAAAAGGAGAATTATTTATTAGTAAGAATCTAGGTGGTGAATTCTGGCGTAATTTATCTGATGAAGCGGTAAGAATTATTGATGAAAGGTTAACAGGTATTGAAATGGAAGAAATAGAGAGAAAAATATTTGATGACACCGAAAAATTTGATTATGTCGATGCCAAATATATGTGGGATGAGAGTAGACTGGCAGAATACCCTACAGATAGGTTAATGATTCGATATGTTGCTAAAAAACTCTCCAGTTTAAGGGTAGCGGAAAGCATTGAAGAATTGAGAAGAAATCAAGAAAAAAGGAGAAGAAATCAAACTAGTTCATCTAAAAAATCCGTTAAAAGGGCGAGAATAGAAGGTGAAGGTAAAAGAAAACGAAAAACTAAAAGAAAACGAAAAACTAAAAGAAAACGAAAAACTAAAAAAGATAAAATATCGAGGTATATTTGATATTACATGTTAATTCATTTCGTCTCACAATCACCCGTCTTTTTATTTCTTCTCGTTCCATTGGGACATCGTTTCCGCGCTGCAGTTTTTTTCTTTTCAGCACCCTTGTTTCTCGTATGAAACAAAATGCGTATAATTTCGTGTCCCCATGCCGCCGTTTTTTCTTCCACTTGGGTATCTATACCAGGGTATTGCTGTAATGGAAAAAATGGAGATAACATGTCGTATCGCTCGTGCGCCAGCATAGTCAATAATACACCTCTGTGAAGTGGATTATCTTGTTGGTATAGATCGAAAAAACTCGTTTCGAAATCATCATCAAGTGAAAAGTTATAGAAAATATTGATTAACTTATCCATCTCATCTTTATCCAATGGTTTATTGTCGATTAGATTTTTAATGATTGATTGTGTTGGAATTATCTTCTCAACTTTTACATAAACACGATCCAAATCAAAATCTCCCTCTGAATCACCCAATAATTTAGCATATTTCTTCTTTTTAAGAGCGATTCCGGTTTTGCGCGCTAGTTCTTCGTATTCCTTTTTACGTGAAAGGTCTCTACAAACATTTGTAATCAACTCTGCTTCTATACCATTTTTCTGTCGCACGACAATATACATTGAATATGTAACTACATCGTCTAATCCAATATGTCCAAACTCTCTGTAGCATGGGTACCCTAGTATGGACCCCATTAGATTTGTTGATATGCGGACATCATTGTAACTTTTTGTTTTAGAAATAATAACACCTTGGTATTTTTCGTAATCATCACTAAATATAAAGTGGGGGAAATGACGCCTTATATGTTTAAGAATATTTTTTGTGATTGGATCATTATGTGTGCGTTCTCCTGAATTCGCAGGTTGAATGAGCATTGCTGGACGAACGTTCTCATCAACTAAAACGGCATCAAGTGCAATTTCTATTCCTACGTCGTCAATAAGGGGCATGATATATCATATAATGATATTTTAAAATGGTTAGTATTTATATATGTCAACTGTACTATCAACCCAACCTTTGTCAGATGAGACCTTTATATTATCTCGTGATATGGATCATGGGGTCGTTCCAATTATAGATGACGTTCCAATGTCTAATTATGATGAAAATAAACGGTTTAAAATAGAATCTGTATGGTCATTGGATCATCAATTCAGGGATTTACCTAATAGGGATTATCCACCAGTTAATTTAATACCTTCATATAATCCACAAGTAAACGATGAGGTTCGAATCTTATCGGTAAATAGTTCGTCGGGTGTGATAGAACGATACGTCCCACACGCAACATTATTTATAAGGCAGCAGCCACAAGATGGTGGTACTGAACGATATTTCAGTCTGTGTTTCGCAGGGGATTCGAGTGATCATTTATCGATTATATCACCGGATCCAGCATTTGTTAGTTATGTGGGGTATGGTAGGTCTATGACATCTGTATATGGATCTATTATGTTACAAGAGAGTCATTGTAACAAATTAAGACCGTTTATATATGCAACCGAAAATAATATAGGATCAATTCCTTTCCGTAGACAACGGATTGCAAAACTGACATACCCCACATACAATTATATATGGGCATGTTCTCGCCTGAGAGGTGGATATAATTGTTGGACGATGCTTGAAGAAATATTTCCGGAAATTCGCGGTAGTGTACCAGGTATATCTAGAACCCTTTTGGCAAGAGGAGTAGATATTAATAGACGACGCCGAAAGTCAAAACGACACCGAAAGTCAAAACGACACCGAAAGTCAAAACGACACCGAAAGTCAAAACGACACCGAAAGTCAAAACGACACCGAAAGTCAAAACGACATCGAAAGTCAAAATGACATCGAATTGTGTGATATTGTATATATAATTATATTGTTTTAAGATTTTATACTACAATAGGTAACATGAACGAACATTTTCTGATGTTAATCCTTTTTACGTGTATTTGGTTTGTTTGTTTTATTTTTTTTTAATATCTTTGTTTTCTATTACCCTCTACTAAGACCATTTATATTTTAAATACATAGTATATTTAATAATTCTAGGATATTTGTCAAATATATTATAAATAATATATATATATGCCATATTTTCTCCATTTAAAGAAATTATTGATGTGGCATGAACTATTGCCCCTATCATTAGCAATATATTTGGGTACAGTTATGCAACGTTTTCTAGAGAGTACCGTTAAACATCTGGTTGTACCTGCTATAACAATGGTTGTTCCAATTGACGAAAATATAGATCCGATTAAGTTATCTATACTTGATAAGTATGGATTTAATATAAAGGATGTGATAGCACAGACATTTTCTCTGACAATTGCATTAATTGTATGTTATTTATTTATACGATCTCTCGTTGATTATAAATGATATGTTTATGGTTATGATAATATTTAGATCAAATGGATACGTTACATATGTGAATGTAAAACACATATGTAAATTAGAATTTCATTTATATTTAAAGGGTTGTGGAAGGGTCTGATTTTAGTGGGTTCGATCATGATGCTGGTGGTGCTGGTGGTGCCGATGGTGGTGGTGCCGATGGTGCTGGTGGTGCCGATGGTAATGGTGGTGCTCCTGCTGGTGTAAGTGCATCTATAGTTTCTTTTACTTTACCTTGTAATGATGTGAATGTATCTTGCATATCGGGTGTAGTTTGTATCGGTGGTGTCTTTATCTTGCTCGTTGTTATTCCATCTGCTAACGTTGGTATGTTTTCCGCAGTTACCTGATTAGTAACTCCTTCTGATGCACCTTTATTCAATAATCTTTTATATATTAGAGAGGTAAAATCGTTTTGCAAATCAATTACATCCTGGTCGCTCACAAATTGTCTACTTGGATTTCTTAACAATTGTATAAAATCCTCATTGACAACATCTGGATCATCATCAACTTCAACGGGTACAACAGGGCATCCTAGATTAGGAACAACGTATTTCTTGTTCCGTTCAAGAAAGTAGAAGATAACAATCGTTAAACATATAATAATATAGGTTATAAAAGAATGCTTTGTTTTTAATTCTCTACCTATAAAGTATGCAACAGTTACAATCAACATAAAAGAAAATGTAGTCACATATGTACTCAATATGTATCCCATATTAAGATTTCTACATTTAGCAAGTGTCTTATCAGTAGTATTTGAATAATAAATTGGTAGGTAAATCATCATTACAAAATTATATATACTCGCTATAGCACCAGATATCAGTGATGCAAAACCTACTGAATATAATATAATCAATGATCGTATCCATCCAACTGGCAGTGTCATATTAAATATGAACGCCTGAATAAATGTTATAACAGCGCCATATACAAACCACCCTGCAGTCAATCCGAAAAATATCCCACCAATTATAAATGTCAAAAATATATACCCTATACCACTTTCTATTTCAGTTAATCCGCCAAAAAACCTATGGATATTTCTATTGTTTGCGTCAAGTGATTTATACGATATTTCACTGATAAGTCTTCCTATAAACCATGTTGTAATTAACCCTGTATGATTATTCGTAGGAAATAATTTTTCTAATGTCGCTGGATCTTTACTTGCTTTGTGTATAAATATAACGTTTATCGTTAATACAATAAAGACAACTGAAACAAGTACTCCTTTCACTATACCAAGTGTAATGTCTTTACCATATTGAACATCATCCCTTCTATCTGACATATATATATTGGTAATACAAATACATTTTATAATCTACATATAAATACTTTATAATCTACTTAAATTAAACCATATGTTATATAGTAATGGAGTTCAAACACTCTAAATTATCTAAATCAGAGTGGTGTGGAATAGAGATACCAGTATCTACAAAGGAATCATATGTTATAGACATTATCAAAAATGGATGGAGAGACAGATCATACAAAATAAATAATACACCTACAATAGCATCATATATGAAAATAACATATACAGACACATTGGATTATTTTATATTTGACGCATACCTAAAAGATACTATTTCTAAGTATATGACAAAATATTCGTGTCACGTAGTTCCTCCTGTAAAAAAAGGGACATATAAGATGAATAGTTCTGATACAATACGTTTCAAAAATATGGACGAGATAATTAAAGAAAATGATAGTAAATTATATGAATTTTGTCTAATGAAACTTTTTTGCAGAATGTTGAAAAACAGACATCTGGGAAGGACATGGTCTGCAGATTATTACACATTGTACAATTTATCAAAATGTTCTATTTTAAACTGCAACAAGATATTGACCTTTTATATAGATACCATATTAGAACGATTCTATACAAATCAAATTGTTAAAGATTTGATATACAACAATTACATATTGAAACAATCTACTATCATTTCATCTTACGCAGATATGAAATTGTATGCACATCAGTGTGAGATATTTGAAGAGTTACAAAACAATACAAATTCGAAATTAATTCTTTATAGTTCTCCGACCGGTACTGGCAAAACACTGACACCAATTGGAATTTCTGAAGGAAAGCGTGTCATATTCTTGTGCGCCGCAAGACATGTTGGTATTGCACTTGCTAGAGCATGTATAAGTTCAAATAAAAAAATAGCAATCGCATACGGATGTGAATCAGAGGATGATATTCGGTTGCATTATTTTGCAGCAAAGGATTTTAATAAGGATAATAAATCGGGTAGAATAAGAAACGTTGATAATAAAAATGGGATAAATGTTGAGATTATGATAACTGATATTGGTTCATATCTGCATTCTATGAACTATATGATGAAGTTCAATGATAAGCGAGATATTGTTTTATATTGGGACGAACCAACAATAACAATGGATTACCATACGCATATCATACACGAAGAGATCCGTAAAATATGGATTGACAATATTATACCTAATATTGTATTATCGTCTGCAACATTGCCAAATGATCACGAATTATCTCAAACGTTTAATGATTTCAAGAATAGATTTCCTAATCCCATAATTGTATCAATAAAGGGCGAGAATTCCGGAAAAAGTATTCCCATCGTAGGTCCAGATGGGAACGTCTACGCACCCCATCTATTATTTGAAGACCACAACGAGATGCTATGTTCAATTTCTCACTGCAGAGATAAAAAAACATTATTGTCCTATATAGATCTAACCGAGGTTACAAAGTTCATATACATTATGCATTATACATTCAGTCTATATCACAAATGTACGAACCTCGAAGATGCAATCACGTGTATGGATGATATGACAATTACAAATATAAAATTGTATTATCTCGACTTACTTGAAGCGATATACCCGGAAAAATGGGGAGAGATTTACCTATATATGCATACAAATAATAACCCACGATATCCAGATACGTTTCATGTAACAACACGTGATTCACACACGTTGACATATGGACCAACCATATGCATAACCAACGATGTTGAGAAGATATCAAATTATTGTTTGAAAGACGCCAATATACCTGCATCGGTGGTGAAGAAAATTATACAAGACATAAATAAGAATAATTCAATATCAAAAGAGATACGAAACATTGAAAGTAAGATTGAAGATAAGACAATGAAAGATATTGTATCCGGCAATAATAAAAAGTTAACAAACGATAGGGGTAATCCAGAGGTTTCTGAATTGAGGGATAAATTAAACAAACTAGTGAAACAGATAAGACCAGTAAAACTACCATCTGTTTACATACCCAATACATATGACCATATGATGCGGTATGTGAGGTCGGACCATCCACAAAAGGATTCGTTTACGTGTGACATAAGTGAAGAAATTACGGAGACTATTATGTTGATGGACGACATTGAGACGAAATGGAAATTATTACTTCTTATGGGAATAGGTGTTTTTATGAATTTCAAAAATACAAAGTATATGGAAATAATGAAGGAATTGGCATCCAATCAGAAATTATATATGATAGTTGCAGGACAAGACTTTATATATGGTACAAATTATCAGTTTTGTCATTCATTTATTACCAAAGATTTATCGGACATGACACAAGAGAAAATAATCCAAGCAATTGGCAGAGTAGGCAGGAATAAAGCAGATCATGTTTATAGCATACGTTTTCGTGATATGGATACTATAAAAAAAATATTCAGGAAGGACAATGTCAACCAAGAAGCAATCAATATGTCACGCATATTCAATTCAATAACTATTTAGACTTTGTGTGAAAGGATTTTCCTTGAATGCTTTTAACAAATTAGGATCATTGCGTTTATTTTCATTGATATCTACAAAGTCGGGTACATAAGATGTTACGCCCAATATTTCTTTATCGGGTGCATATTGTATACTTGACCGCGGCGCGGGTTTTCTATATTGAGAATTATCATCCTTTGTGACATTCATATTATATTTGTGATTTAGCATTGACATACCTCCTTGATTGGGTCTATTATAATGCGTTTTTTTCGTATTGTTATTTTGTCTGTACGCGGCGTCATAATTCATAATTTCTGTTGACCCGCTTGGTCCAGCATTACCGACATAATCTACATTCATTTCACTTCTGTTTCCTGATAATTGTTGGACTTCTGTTACCATATATGCATCCGAATCTTGATTTTGCACATTGAGGTAATTTCCCCCGATCATATCTCCAGTCTGTTCTCTAATTGTTACCTTGGTTTTATCTGATTTATCATATAGATGAGAATTAGTGCGCCCTGCCTGCACGTTTCCAACCGGTCTCATATGATCGATAAAATTTTCCTTTTTGGTGTTTCGTACCATATCCATCATTGGTGAAACGATTGCCTTTATCGTACCATATGCACTTCCTAGGTTGGGTTCATTTCTTGTTGTTTGTCTGTTATTCGGTAGACTATTGTATGAACTCTTGCCGTGGTCTGTGTCAAGCGACGCCCCCTTTCCCATCGCGTTTGGTGGTGCATTGTCAAGAGTTTTCAATTGTTGCCGATGAACCGGAGAACTATCTCCAGTTACATAGGTTGCGGATTCGTGTCTTGTCGTGTTTCCGTAATAATCTCGTGTTGTGTCGCTTCTGTTCTGGTCTTGCATTATTTTTGTTCCTCTCACAGGTTGTCCCTTCTCTTGTCCTGTTGTCGTAAACCATCTGCCGGGTCCCAGTTCATAATCAGTATCCTGTGTTCTTTTCTCTATAGTACCTTGGGATTTTACATCACAATATTCTTTTATGTGCGCCCCTGCTGGACCCTCATATCCGGATAAATCATAACTTTGTTTTGGATTCGTGTCAACTCTCAATTGGTCTACTGTTGGCGGTAACCATTTATCACGATGTTCCATTCCATTATTGTACCCGAGATTGCTGCATGTATTTGTGTATCCTTGTCCCAATCCAGGTGCTACGCGCTGTTCTTCCCATGGTTTCGTATTAGACGCTCGCATCGATGGGTTCACACGAGACCGCATAAAATCGGTATCATTTGGAGCACCGTATATGTGAGACATTGATTTTTGTGGTTTAAATAATGGCGCCTGTTCCGATTTATGCACTGCATGTGAACCACCTCCTTGTAGATTATCGAGTAAAGACTCTGAATTATTCGTGTACGAACCTCCCTTAATTTTCCCCCCGAAAAAAGGTTTCATATTTGAATGATTGAAATTACTTGTATTAATTGCTTCACCTGTCAATCCAATGAAAGGTTTGCCTCCAACCGGTGGTTCTGCGGACTTGGTACCATTGAAATATTTATCGGTATGTTGTCTATGCTCCCTCTTATTTTCGGAATGGTTCACCACCGGATAATTAACTTCCAATGTATCCTCGGTACTATTCACAAAAGTTTCCGAAGTGGTATTATCTCGGTTGGATACTATATAAAGACCACTTAGAAATACAAACGCTAATGCTTCCATTATATATGTAACTATATATTATTTTGATTTACAGAACCAATTATATTAACACTTTCCCAGTTGCAATAAGGCGTATTGTTATTATCCGATACATTTGGGTAATGGGGTACATAATTATCAACCTCAACATTTCTAGTGTTTATATTATGGTTGAATTTATATTCTAGATTTTCCTGTGGATTTAGTTGCAATACAACATCTTGTCTAATATCAATGTCCCGTATATTCCAAGCAGGATTGGTTGCTCGGGTCTCATCCGTCTGACTATTCACAACTGAATAATTATGCGTACTCAGTTTATTTTTGTATGTTTTGTCGTATTGTTGTGACAATAAGTCGCGGTTGGCACCACGTTGCATTGAGAAAAGTTCGTTTTCTATATCTATTCTATGTTTGCTTTCATTTGCTCCCCATTTTTGCAGCCGTATATGTGGATCCTCATTAAATGGCATATATAGACCATTTCCGGGTACATTAAGTGCGTATCGACCGGGTCCAGTTGATTCCTGAAGATATTTCTCAATTCTAGCAGTATCATTATTGAACCGTGTGGATGCCATTTAATATACTTTAATATAATATTTAAGAATATACTAATTATTATATGAAATGGATATACACAGAAATATAAAGGATATGCTGGGAAATTTTATAAAAAATAAAAATATTCCCAATATAATATTTTATGGACGTAGTGGATCAGGAAAAAGCAGTCTCTTACAACAATTCATATGTGACATATATGAAAATAACAAGGATAATATTAAAAATAACGTCTTTGTGACAAACTGTGCGAAATCAAATGGTATCAAATTTATACGTGATGAAATAAAGATGTTCGTTAAGACCAATACACCTAGTAATTCAATGGGATTTTCTAAAACGGTTGTTCTCGATCATGCAGATGAATTAACGGATGATGCACAATCGGTTCTTAGACGTTGTATAGAAATATATAACAACACGAGATTTTTTATTGTTATAGAAGATTATTCTAGATTGATTAATCCAATTATATCAAGATTTTGTTCCATATACGTAAGTTTACCATTGATAAAGGGAGAATATGTAAATCTTCATACATATAAAATTGGTCACATGAATGCAATCGCAAAACCTCATTATTCCAATTACAAGACCCTCACGAAATTAATAAATACTTGTAACCCTGACGACATTTCTATATTGGATTTATCGTATAAATTATATAATATGTGTTATGAATCCAATGATATCATACGTTATATTATAGATACAAATGAACACAATTCGGAATTATTTAAATGTATATTTAAATTAAAAAAAGATACAAATAATATACCAAACGAGAGATATATTATATGGTATATTTTAAATTACTCTTTTACGTTTCTAAAAACAATATAAAATATTATAACAGGATATATGGATGATTATACGCTCGCGTCATTAACAGAATCCAAAAATATATGGTGTATGACATTATTAAAGACGTTGACACCTTGTATCGTAGATGGATTCAAGTCTATCTTTAATGAATCTGTAAATGTATGTAATTCATCCAAGGAACCAGATAAATACCTAATGACAATGCAGACGTTTTTATCTAGAATTCCAAACTGGAATCAGAACATTATTGACAAAGAAAAAGATAGAATTGTAGAACATTCCAAATGTTCATATATAGACGAGATGATATCGTGTGTTCATATTGTGCATTTAAAAGCGTTAACGTGTATACGCGCTGGAAAAAAACAAAAACAGATTGATATTGACATACCAAACTTATCAAAATTTATTCATATGGTTTATATTCATACTGCCAGGAAACTTTACAACAGTATTTATCTGTTTGAAGTTGGCATACCATCGTTAGATACACAAAGAAATTACACGGATATAGACAACATTGTTAAATCGTCTATACTTGAGACAATTAACGAAAGTATTCCAATTGAGAACCTTCTTCGAGCATATCTAGAAAAGGATGAAGAGGAAGAATATGAACCTAATCTGGATGATTCTAACGTAGAAAACGATAAAAATAATACACCCAATCTAATTGAAGATGCCGTGACACAAGATATAACCCCTTCACTTGATACCAACCCTGTAAAGGTTGAAGTAAATGAGACTGACAATGAAGTTAAATCCACAGAATTGACTATTTCCAATGTCTCAAATGAACAATCGGTTGATGGTACAGTAAAGGAGGTGGAAACGATAACCGAAAAACCCCATGTACCCGAAGACCCCGATGATCTAAGTGATTCTGAATTCAATATATCAATAGGAGATAACATATCAATGCCTCTAGATGATATAGAGTATGTTACCGATAATCTCGCTCCGGATGAAGTTACATTAGATTTGTTAGACATTGAGGAATTATAAATTATGCGTTATATATAAGAAATATCATTAGGTATATTCATTATATGGAGCAGTTTATTCACGCCGCTATTACAGCAGTATTGTATGTTATAATTAGAAGTGCATATTCTAAATATTCGCCAGATGATGCATTGCCTCCAAAACAACTAGTAAAGGAAGGTGTCGTGGTATTTATTGCATGTGTTGCTGCATCGTATATATCAATGTACACAGATACCAATATTGATGCAGTTAAAAAAAATTTAACTGTATTAACAAGTGCTCCTGATTTCTAAATACTTCATGCGCTCCACTTTCTAAGGGACTTGTTCCAAATATACCCATATTTTTCTGCTTCAACCATCATAATCGCCTTATTGGGTTCACTCCCATATAGCATAATGTCTGCACTTAAATCCCACATTGCTTTATCGCATGCAGCGCAACGAATATCATCTCGCATATTTGATTCTACGTTTTTATGAATTCGAACAATTTCCGCGTGATACATTCCAAACATTTCATCACGCATTATGATGCCCCATTCGGATACAGGAGTGTTGTCAGTGAACGTAGCGATTGACATCTTTTACATAATATGTGTATAGAACCTGATTATTTCAATTTTTATTTAACGATTAAAATTGAAACTTTATATGTGATATCATTGTAGTATAAAATGAGCAGCGTCGTACTCCAGTATTCATTCAAATTATTGTCATTCAATCCATATGACTCAATTACAGGACCAAATGAAGATAATAAATTCATTGTACAGATGTTCGGTATAAATAGTAAAGGCGAGACTGCTTCGATATTAGTTACAGATTATAAACCATACTTTTATGTAAAGATTCCTGATGATTGGGAGGAATCAGATAGGTTGGCGTTTATGGAACAGATTAAATGTGACATTGACGCCAAATATGTTGGTGATGTATATGGAAGTAATTTCATCAATATGAAGAAATTATATGGATTTGATGGAGGTAAAAAACATCTGTTTCTAAAAATAGACTTCACAAGTGAGATTGCATTTAAAAAGGTCAAAGATCTTTGGTATATATCTGGCGTGTACAATGGAGAATACAGAAAAGACCTAGCACCAGATGGATACATGGATACTATCATTTATGAGGCGCAGATTCCACCCATCTTAAGAATGTTTCATATCAAATCAATTAGTCCATCTGGATGGATATCCTTACCTAAAACCAGATGTAAACGCGAAACCACCAATAAAACAACTTGTAAGTATGAATTCACTATCAAGTACAATGATATTATATCTGTTCCTCATAAAGAAACAAATGTTCCATATAAGATCTGTAGTTTTGACATTGAGGCAAGTAGTAGTCATGGTGATTTCCCTCTGGCGATTAAAACTTACAGGAAACTATCGACAAATATATTAGATGCATGGCGCAACATAGGTAAACGTGACCCAATGGATTACATTAAAAACATTATTATGACGGCGTTCGACCATTCGTCGCATCCAGTTGAAGGGATTGATAAGGTATTCCCAAAGAAAAATCATACCTATGAAAAATTAGTGGAACTTGTTGATAAATTTGTAGATATGAAACTATCATCATCCAAAAACGAATATGAAGAATTAAATGAACCAATCAATCTAAACAACGGCGAAGAAAATGGTGAATGTAACATGGAAGATACTACCGGTAAATATGATTTTATGAAGAAAAAGGTTATACGAGGATACGGAAAGAAATATAAAATCATTCAGTTATTGGAGGATACAAATGCACCCCGAGATACAAAATTACTCGAGATTACAACTTCACTTGGAAAGGTATTCCCACAATTGGAAGGTGATATTGTCACATTTATTGGTTCAACATTTATTAAAAACGGGGACAATAAACCATATCTTAACCATTGTATCGCCAGAAATACGTGCAATGAAATGAAGGACGTTCCGAACGCTGTTCTTGAAAGTTACAAAAGTGAACGCGACGTCCTTCTTGCTTGGAAAAATATAATTCAAAAAGAGAACCCTGACATTATTATAGGATATAATATCTTTGGTTTTGATTACACGTTTCTATTTGAACGCGCCAAAGAATTGGGAATCGTCGACAAGTTCATGATTCTTGGAAGAAATCGTAATGAATTATCGGTCAAAAAGGACTGGAAAACAAACGAGTATGCACTTGACGGTTCAACAATCTTTCTTGCAAGTGGTCAACACGATCTAAAATATCCGAAAATGACTGGGAGATTACAAATTGACCTTTATAATTATTTGAGGAGAGAATACCAATTATCAAAATATAAATTGGATTACGTATCAGGATACTTTATTGGTGATTATATCACAAAAATTTCGCAAGACCCGGACACCAACACAACCAGACTATTTACTAAAAATATAACCGGATTAGAAGTGGGTAACTATATTAATATAGATGAGGAAGGACACTCAACTGATTCTTACAAAGATGGCGCAAAATTTAACATCGTTGCTATCGATCCATCTGGATTTATTGTCATAGACGGAATGGAATATCCAGATATGACAAAAAAAGTAAGGTGGGGTATAGCAAAGGACGATGTTACACCACAAGATATATTTAGAATGACAAACGAGGGTCCAGAAGAAAGGTCTATTATCGCAAAGTATTGTATTCAGGATTGCAACCTTGTTCAAAACTTATTGAAAAAGATTGATGTCCTTACAGGATTTAGTGAAATGTCGAAACTGTGTAGTGTTCCTATGGAATTTCTTGTCCTTAGAGGTCAAGGTATAAAACTGACAAGTTACATTGCAAAGAAGTGCAGAGAAAAGGATACATTAATGCCGGTCGTGAACAAACCAAATTACGATGATGGTTATGAAGGGGCGATTGTTCTCGACCCTAAATGCAGTCTATATATGGACGACCCTGTCGCGTGTGTTGATTACAGTTCACTTTATCCTTCTAGTATGATTAGTGAAAATATATCTCACGATAGTAAAGTGTTAACAAGGGAATATAATCTTCAGGGCACATTGATAAATGAAACGGGTGAAATGGATGAAAATGGTACATACATATACGATAATCTACCCGATTATGATTATGTGGACATACAATATGATACATATATGTGGCGCCGCAGAAACAATAACGAGAAATCCGCCCTTGAAAAAGTAAAATGTGGGTATAAAATATGCAGATTCGCCCAAGATAAGAGCGGAGTAAAATCAGTTATGCCATCTATCCTAGAGGAATTGTTGAAGGCGAGGAAAGCAACCCGAAAATTAATTCCACAAGAAAAAGATGATTTTATGAAAAATGTATTAGACAAACGCCAAAATAGTATCAAAATTACAGCAAATTCTCTTTATGGTCAAACTGGTGCAAAAACAAGTGCATTTTACGAGAAAGACTGCGCCGCATCTACAACTTCAATTGGACGAAAACTATTAACATACGCGAAACGTGTAATTGAAAATGCATACAAGGACAGAGAGGTCGTCACACGAAATCATGGAACTATTCTGACAGACGCCGAGTATGTATATGGTGACACCGATTCAGTATTCTTTAAATTTAATCCACGCAAACTAGATGGTACACCAATTATTGGAATGGAAGCACTTGATATTACAATTGAACTTGCACAAGAAGCAGGGAGATTGGCGACAATGTTTCTCAAGAAACCACACGATCTAGAATACGAGAAAACATTTCACCCATTCTGTTTGTTATCCAAAAAACGATATGTTGGTATGATGTATGAACATGATCTTAATAAATGCAAGAGGAAATCAATGGGTATTGTATTGAAAAGAAGAGATAATGCACCAATCGTTAAAGATATCTACGGTGGTATTGTAGATATCTTGATGAACAATAAGGATATTGAAAGTGCATCCATATTCTTAAAGAAATGTTTAGACGAAATGGCAAATGGAACTGTTCCTATCGGGAAACTAATCATTACAAAATCACTTCGTTCTGGATACGCAAACCCAGATCAGATTGCACATAAGGTTTTGGCGGACAGAATTGGTTCACGTGACCCGGGCAATAAACCTGGTGTAGGCGACAGAGTTGCATTCGTTTACATATCAAAAAAAACCAGTACTACATTACAAGGAGAACGCATAGAAACTCCGGAATTTATTTATGAAAATAAACTAACGATTGATTACACACATTACATCACAAATCAAATTATGAAACCTGTCATACAAATATTTAGTCTTGTTCTAGAAAAATTACCCGGATTTTTAGACCGAAAATCCAATATGGATAAATGGCATAAGGAAATGGCAGATTTACGTTATAAATTGAAAATGGACGGATTAGATGCATCACAAATGAGTAAAAAAATAGAGTCATATCGAGATAAAGAGGTTAAAATACTACTATTTGATGAATGTCTCAAAAAAATCCACGATAAAATAAATATTAAAACCGGGAAGGCATCTATAACCCACTTCTTCCATAAGAAGAGCGCTTAGATGTCGATCTGCGTCTCTTCTTCTTCTTCCCACTCTTTTGTTTCTTAGTATTTTTTTTACGTCTGCGTTTTTTAGCAGTTCGTTTCATTTGAACCGATATACTAGAAGGTAAATGTGTAAATTTGCTTGATGCAGGTTTATCTGCAGATTTATCGAATGATACGTGTCTATTCATAAATCTAGACATGTCTGCTGTTGACCTGTCGCCGGAATACTCATCGATAATTTCACCATTTTTCATAATGAATATATGCGGAACTGGTTTATCCATCGTTTCAGAAACCCACTCCGAATTATGATTTCTGTATGCATCAGAAGAGACTTCTATATCCATTATATTCATAATACCATTTAACGAATCCATATTAAGTGCTCGGTAATCATTCTCCATGTTCAAACAATGCCCACATTGCTTGCTGTGAATACGTACCATACAAGGTGACTGAGTGATATCGGATATTGTTTGGGTTATTGAACGTTCTATACCAGGACTAGTGAATTCTAGGTCATCCAAAAGATTAATCTTTGGTGTACCTAATTTACCGATACCTTCACTATCTAAAATATAGAATACCATTATACTCTATGTAAATATGTTTTTTATAATGAATATATAAGATGGACGTTTATATGAATATACTAGTATTCTCTATAATTATACCTATCATAATCGTGTACCTACTTATTATTCTTTTCAAAAAAGGTAGTGATACAGATGATATAGAATATACAGATATTTCAAAAACAAACACGATACAAATGTGTCCGGATTTGTTAATAGATAGTGGTGGAACATTTTATCTATACAATTCAAAAATGCCTGAGATCCCATCACTAAACCCAATGATATTTAGTTCATTGGATGAATATACATTGTATACAAAATGGCAAGATAATTATGGAATAAAATGTCCAGTTGTGTATTTAAAGGAAATTGTGAACGCACAAGGGATTTATGTATACAAACCATTTAAATCCCCATATGACATGAGTGAAGGTGTTCCAGACTATTGAATATTATCCCATATTTTTCAATATCTGAGGATATGCACCAATATACTCTATAAATTTACTAACTTCATTTATCTTAGATATTTTCGATATAGAATCGTCTGACATAGGGGCGGATGTTATAGAGTCTGCATTCTCGAATATATATCTAAATAATGCAGGTTCCAGTGATGACTCGATCTCAGTTATTAATTGCATATAAATACCGTCCTCATCAGGAGTCAGTTCGGATCGTTGTCTATTCTTATTTTTTTTTACAGTTTCATATGTCTCTTTATGTGTAGGTCTCAACCTGTCGTCGTTGTTCATTCCCTCCTTAGACTTGGTACGCCAAGGTGCGATAACACCAATGCACGATGGTATATACATAAGAACAATGATGTAAAGAAGGGAATATCCAAGTATACTATATGTTACAATGACAAATAATGATGGCATATATTAATTATATATATATTTATATCTGTCACTTTTCACAATCAATCATACATTCGATTAATGTAGAAATAGTTTTGCTTGATATTTTCCTTTTTTTGCCAGTCGTTGTCGTGGTTTTCAAATCGTCAAGTACATTCATATCATTCCTCAAAGCGTCAATTAATGCAGGAATACTTTTATATTTTTCACATATAACCTTTGATATCGAACAACTAACGCCTGGTATCTGACAAAGTATGATTTGCAACATGTTATCCATTTTCAAATCTCTTTTCTTTGTTTTGTGAACCGCGTCAACATAATCGGTTTTTAAATCTGGATTTTCATAAAACGAACATAGTTTCCCCTTTGTAATTTTCAAGACCATTTGCAACAACCAAGTTGCAGATTCCTCAACCGAAATCGTCTTATATACACAGAATCCTTTTGAGTAATGAATACTTGTAAGTGCAGACATTATCGCATCACGATCTATCCTACTTTTCCTATATGGTTTATATTTCATGATATCACCTTCAATCATATATATAATGTTATGATTGTGTGTAACAGATGCATCAAGTCTAAATCCTTGTTCCTTATATCTACCGTCCTCTATACTAGACGCCAAATCTTTAATCGTTTTCCGCTCTACGATTAATTTTATATCGCCCACATCGTTACAAACATTTATGTCACCAATCTGTAAATTATCTTCTCTAATGACTATCGTCTTCCATTTTTCGTTCGAAGACGATAATCTATTTAATTCCTTGATAAGGTCAACTTCACGATAATCAACAGATATCATATAGTTATACCACATCGTTATCTCTATAAGTATTTATATTTATATTCAATTGGTACCTCTAACCATTTCCTTTGTTATCGTTCTAATTCTCATTATAGAAACATAACCAGACCCAGAACCAGTATTGTTCGCCGTCGCACTAATATAACTATATGATCCACCAAATGATTTTCTAACTTTTAGTCTAGTAAGTACATCATTCATTATATATATAAACAATATATTTACGGAGTATCTGGATCAGAAGATGAATGATCGTTATCATTATCGAGTGTTGGTGTATTCGGTTGCGAATCATCCTGTATATCATATCTACAAACTGGACATCTACTATTCATTTCGAACCATCTGTTAATTGCGAATGTGGAGAAATGGTGTCCACAATGATTAATTCTTGTGACATTAGTATCAGGTGTAAAAGGTTCTTGACTTATAGGACATGTATCATATACATTTTCATCGTTTTCGACGATAGATGCATAAGTAACTTGTGAGGTTGCACTCGTTATTTGCTGTTGTGTTAGACGTGGCGTGAGACGCGGTGTGGTCGCTTCTCCATCATTAACTCTAAAATCCAGTTCGATCCCCGAATTTATAAATAACTCTCTTATATATTGTTCCACCGGATTGGTTGTATTGGTGGCAGTTGTCGTTGTAGTTACGTTGTTGTTTTGTTGAGTTAAAAGTGTAAATAATCTCGCGTCTTGTATGTTCATAAGATTAATCATCTGACTCATTATAGTCTGTGATACTCTAGTATTTGCACTATAAATATCCATTGGTGAACGGGTAACTAACCGTTGATTATCATCCATAATATTATATAGATACAATTGTTTAAATATAATACATCGTAATATATGGTTGATGGATTAATGGGATTGGCGAATATCGGAAATACATGCTATATTAACTCTATTATACAAATATTGTCTCATACACCAGAACTAGTTGGAATATTAAACACGACTGAAAATAATTCTTATAATATAGAGAAGAAATTTACAGAATCATGGATACAAATAAGGAACTTATTGTGGAGCGACAATAAAGGGATAATTGTCCCTAGAAATTTTATATCATATTTACATAAACTTTCACATCATAAGGACAGAACGTTTTCATCGTTTCAACAAAATGATACACACGAGTTGCTAATGTTTATCATAGAAACGTTTCATTTGTCTATTTCTAAAGAGGTGTCGCAACCAACTAAATGCACGAATGATATAGAAATGGATATATATAATAAAACGATTTATTCGAATTTCAAGGGAGAATATTCAGATATTTTGCCACTATTGTATGGAGTCCATATAAATATAATGGTAGATACTTCCGGAAACATATTATCAACCAGAGCAGAACCATTTTTAAGTATATCTACCCCAATTCACAATGTATCAAGTGTTTATGATTGTATTGTAAATTACTGCAAACCCGAACTATTATCAGGTGATAATTCATATGAACATCCAACCACTGGCAAAAAGGTTGACGCCGTAAAACACGTGCATATAGTACATGCACCAAATATTCTGATTATTCATTTGAATCGATGGAATCATAGAGGAGACAAGATCAACACACTTGTAAATGCGGATATGAGCATTGATTTATCAAATATAATAGTAGGAAAGGGAACGTATCAGTATACATTATACGGGATTTGTAACCATGTTGGAAATGCAAATGGTGGTCATTATACATCCAATGTAAATGTAAACGATGTATGGTACAACTTCAACGACACGTCTGTCACAATGATTAAGAACAATAATGTTGTAACCAATGCAGCATATTGTTTTTTTTATAGACGTCTATAAAATAGAATGTTTTAATATAATATGAAGATGGACAGCGTATATAGATACTTCAAACATATGAATACATTGACAATTATGATTATACTTATAACGATATTAATGATTATGATGATGGTTGCGTGGTCGTTTACAGGTGAAAGTGAAATGTCGTCATCTAGTAGTTCTGGTTCTGGATTTGTAACCCTTTTCATTATTATAATGTCATTGGCACTTTTTTATTATTACAGGATAAACATTTCAGGAAATGTAAATAAAACAAATGGTACAGAACTTGATATAGTAATTACAACAAATACACACAAGAATAAAAAGAATAAGAAGAATAAGAAGAAGAAACATCATAAGAGTGATAAAGACACTGATGATGAAAACACTGATGATGAAAACACTGATGACGAAGAGGTATTTCATGTTGCCAATAATAAATATAACTACAGACAAGCGTGGAATGTATGCAATTCATATGGTGGACGATTAGCGAATTGGAGGGAAATATATAAGGCATATAAAAAGGGCGGTGAATGGTGTGGATACGGGTGGTCCGCCAATCAAATGGCGTTGTTTCCTACACAATACGAGACATGGGCGAAGTTACAAACTATACCCGGACACAGACATGATTGTGGAAGACCCGGTGTAAATGGTGGATACATTGCAAATCCAAACATTAAATTCGGCGCAAACTGTTATGGTCGAAAACCTGGGATTATACCTTCGGATATGGTTAAAATGAATGTTGCCAATGTAACACCAGAACCAGATGTAGATGAATCGGTAAATGCAGGTGATAATGTTAATGGGTCTATTGATCGCATCAGTGTAGCTCCATTCAATCAAATTAAATGGTCAATGTATTAATCTTTAATATCCTTTTTTGTATTCTTCTTAACTTTGCGTTGTTTTAGTGTTGATGGACCCTTTTTATTTCTGCGACCCGCCTTTGATGGATTATATTGCGCATTTAAAAAAAGTTTATCGTAAATATAAGTAGGTATTACCCCCATTTCCTTTACTGGACGAGATAATGTATTTTTATGTATGTCAACAACGAGCCCACAAGGCACGGCATTAAAATCACCCGATACTATATTACCTTTTATATCAGTGTCTATAGAACCATTTGATTTGTCCTTCATTAATATAAACATTTATTTTTTATTAGGGAATTTGTGTTAATTTAACTGCAGTCCACACTTGTAGACTTAAACTAGATATGACTATCGCCAACAATAGATATATATATGGATATAATTCTATTATGGTAAGATCGACAATTTTCCTCGTTAATTGTCGAAGTTCAACCTTTATGTCATCGCGATTCAATATATCCATGCATTGCTGCAATATACTCTTCTGCATATATATTTACTTTACATTTTCATAAGTTATAAAAATCGTATTTTTTTGTTTGGAATACCAATGGATAAGTGTGATTCAATAACATTATCGGCGCCATATGAAGTAGAAGGTTATGGATGTATAATAGACGTAAGGATGAACCAAACAGATAAAGTGTTAATTGCATTACCATCATATATATCATATGACATCGCCGGTGACGACTATATTATTTTCAAATACAATAAAGATAGTATAGAGGATGTGGTAAATGTAGAGAAAATCATTCAGAAAAAAATTTACGAAAATCAGGATGAATGGTTGGACCAACATTTAACTAAGAATGATATAAGACTATTAACCCAATCTTCTATAAGGGAATTTGGTTCCTATTTTACAATTTCTTGTAGAATGTCACAAGAAATATATGATATTGTTTCATCAGAAAATAGACCATTTTCACCAGAAATAAGTATAGACCACATATTATGCAAAAGTGATTCTTTTTCTATTAAATGTGTTTTGTCCAGAATTATAAGAAATTTGCCTGAATTGCGGTTCCATAATGTAGGTAAAGAGGAAGATATTCCAGTTGCTAGTTTATCCTCTGAATTAGAAGAGGTTACAATTGATGAACCAAATCAATCAGAAACGGTCAAATTAACAAATCCAACTGAAATTTATAAACAATTATACAAAATAGAAAAAAAAAAGGCAAAGGAATATAGGCGTCAAGCAATTGATGCATATCTAAAGGCAAAAGACATAAAAATGAGATATATGGTAACTGATATAGATATATCAGACGATTCCGATGATGAACATTTATAATTTAGTAAACATATAATATAATCTTTTCTTAGTAAAGAGTATATGAAAGAAAAGATGTTTGAAGACAAAATTATTATATTAATTGGATTCGGATTGGCGATTTTTTTCATAGGATACCTTTTATCTAAAGGTTCTAAATCTAAATGTGAAATCATCGACACGTTGGATGCAACGGAAGGCGATGACGAATATGAATACGATGATCAGGACATTAGTGCACCTAGTCAGCAACCTACTGGACCAACTCCGACACAGAGTAGTCAATGTGACACTTATGCACGAGTCGGAGATTCGTCCAGCATAACTGCAAATGGAGCGCAAATGAGTGATCCGTCTGAATTACTCCCAAATGATAAGAATACCAAATTTGCTAAAATGAACCCAACCGAGGCGAACCCTAATTTACTCAAAGCAGCATGGAATAGTGGTATAGATACTGTTGCAGGAACTCTTAGAAACGCGAACCTTCAACTCCGGTCTGAAATCCCCAACCCTACAAATAACGTAAGTGTCTGGAATCAAACTACAATTGAACCAGACCTTATGCGTGTTCCTCTTGAACTCGGTTGCTCTAACTAATAATGTATAAATAATATATATGCGTGACTATACAATTTTATACGTAATCCTGATATTTGTAGTTGTATTGTCTATAAAACTATACACTGATAGTGACCATTATAATCTAAAATGTATAGTATCTGGAGTAAATGGAAAAAAATATTGTGTACGAGAGAGGAAAAACGTGGACGCTGCAGCAGATAAACTTGCTCGTGCGACACTATCAATGGAAAAACTAGTAAAATATGCGTGGAAGAAGTACCCCAACAAACAATGCATCAAAAGATTAAAGGACGGGTTCAATCCAAAAAAAATAGCGGAGACATTGCCAACAAGCGAATACACTGCGTACAGTGAAAATAAAGGAGAAAAATTGGCATTTTGTCTAAATAACAATAAAACATCTAATGGGGGTCTAATAGATGATAATACATTGATGTTTGTTGCAATACATGAGTTGGCGCACATAGCAACAAAGTCGATTGGACATGGTGATGAATTCTGGACAAATTTTAAATTTTTGTTGAAGATTTCAAAAGAGGTTGGTGTATACAAACCAGTAGATTATAGAAAAAAACCAAAGAATTATTGCGGTATGAAGATAACAGACAACCCATACTATGATTACAATTAAATATTGTTATATTATATATGACATTTGATGCAAAAAAGATGAATGAAGTGGTGGTATATGGACTATATAAGTTGTTTGTACCGAAACATATTTCAAAAACTGTCACGTCTTTTCCGAAAACATTTCGGAAAATGAAACGTATATACGGAACGAAATCAAAAAATAAAAAGTTCAAACGACCACTTACAAGAAGGAGAAAGTAAACGAGATGAATTTAAACTTAAATTATAATTATCATAACATATAATAATTATATGAAATACAAACGGGTAGTAATCGACGATGGAATATATAAAGGAATTTATATATTTGTCGGCGAATTATCAAAAGCAACAGATCTAAATGAAGTGTATAGACGTAAAAAGGATGATCCTATTTTCGACGATGTTATCACAACAAAAGACAAAGAAATATTAAAATCAAATGGAAACAATATATTTTTTGTGAGTTCGATCATATATGACGACGACACGATAGAGACATTAAAGAAGAAATTTATAGCAGGTATTGATGTAGTGATATCGTATGATGAACTCTACCTTTTCGGGGTGAATACAATGCACATTGATACTAAATATGTATATAATCGTTTATCTAAAAATGGGAAATATGATATTAATCGTGATAATTTGATGAAATTTATAACCAATATACCAGATGTCATACACAACCCCATCCGGGACATACCAATATTTACATATGACGATATAGTAGACCTTGGTATATCAGGTGAGTATCACATACTAATTCCTCTAGGAATAACCACACAAACCAATAACACAAAAACGATATATGTTGTCGATCCATACTCAATTGAGTCGATTGATACCATAACACAACAGCATTATACCGAAATGGTAAATGTAACAGATAAATTATTATTGATGGATTATGGTGCACTTGTAGATGATACCATTTATATTCGTATGGCGAAGGATGCAATTAACATATCAGATGAACGCGGTATATCACAAGATGTCATGATAGGGTTGTATTTCCCCCTTTTATACAAACAGAGTATAACAACCATTGAACTATTAGATTCAAGATACGATGAATTGCTTGAAAAAACATCCGAAATGATTAAAGACCCAATATGGGAAAGACAGGACTTAATTGTCAGGTCAATGCATAATATATATGATGAACGAGCATATGAAATTGACTACTTACAAACAGGCATAACTGGTATAAAGATATCATTTGGTACATCTCACATATCAAATCATATACCAATCGATAATATATTCAAAATTATACATTCAACCCAAGAATGTCCATTGGTTAAATACAATCCGGGCAAATCACAAGAAAATATTTACAGATTATATTCATCGAAAAGAACGTCTAACGGCGACAAGATACCACATATTTCAAAATCTGTGATATTAGATCTGGTAAGGACATTGGGAAACCAACCCAAGAGTATAACTATATATATAAATGTACCATTCAAGGAAATAAATGTAGAGGTAATTGTAACTATAAATATTTCAGGTATCATCGGAATGTCAATGGATATAAATGAACCAATGACAATTAGTGAAATCGATACAATATTCAGAAATGCTTCTGAGACATTTGTCCATCCAATCAATGATTATATGGAGATTAATGGTTATGTAACACCCACATTCTCAGGAATTGAATCAGCAGACACTAATATAATGTCAATAACATATACAACACTCATTCCTAAAAAAAAGACATTTGATATTAAACGTGCGATAAAATGCATTAATTCTGTTATTGATGTAAGTGTTACAGGAAAGGTTCGTGATATGAATAGTCCTGGCACCAACACAATATTGCGATTTAGAAGAGTATCCAATTATAACGATATGTCGGCGTACACAGCATACATAATTGAAAGGGTGAATAATATGGATAATCCAAGAGATATCATAAAAGGATTAATCGATGATTTTGGTATGAAAGAAGATGTCGCAACCGAAAAAGTTACAACATTTTTAAGTGGAATAGAAATCTCATCCGCAATGTTTTCTTCAAATCGTCAATTGATAACAAACAGTCCAGGATTCCCTATTTATGTCACACAAGAGAAGATGTCAACCAATGTAAAACTTGAAGTTTCTGGGATAACATCTCTAAAATATTTAGATACATTGAAAATATATCTTGATTCTTTTATACGTATTTCCCAACAACCATCTATTGTTCCAACGGATATGTGCACTGGGAAAGAGACGTTTACAATACCAGATTTAGGAACAACCCTAACTGATATTGTCCAACCATCCATTATCCAACCATCTATTATAGAATCATCTACAGTTGATGGTGTTGATAATCTTGCACAAGAACCACAACAATTAGATCCAAACCAAACCGACATGATGTCGTTTTTAATGGGAATGGATGAAGATGATGAAGATGATGAAGAAGATGAAGAAGACGTAAATGGATCAGGGTTACAGATAAATGGAGGCGGATTATCAGGTGACGGAACAATCGAAGACGCATCACCAGACCTAACTGGAACTAGATTGAATAATCCAAATCCAATATCATCTCGTCTTTATGATCGAGAACCAACGTTGTTTATGAAACAAGATGATGATAAGGGATACGCATCATACTCTAGAATGTGCCCATCTTCATTAAAACGGCAACCAATCATATTAACAGAAGAGGAAAAACAATACATCGATAAACATCATCCTGGGTCATATAACGAATCTATAAAATATAAAACAAGTGAAACCGGAAAAACACATCATTACATTTGTCCCAGGTACTGGAGTCTACGAGATAATGTAAGTTTGAGTGAAAAGGAAGTTGAGGAGAAATACAAGGACCAAGTGATAGGACAATCTGATAAAATCATTACAGAAGGGAAACACATTTATGAATTTGATAAGTCATATCATCGAGACAAGAAAGGTGACTATGCAGGTACGTATCCAGGATTTATGACGACAGAATCTCACCCAACTGGTATGTGTATTCCGTGTTGCTTTAAACAATGGGATGGTAAACGCCAACGCGAACTCAGACAACAATGTGAAGTATCAGTTGGTGCACCTAAAAAAGAACCAAAAAAAGTAAAGTCGGCAGTTGAAGCAGATATGTACATCAATAACCCGGACAGTTTCCCATTGTCTATCGGGAGATATGGTTATTTGCCCTTATCCATTCAACGGTTTCTAAATACCGACAATAAAACGTGTCAAACGAGTCCAACCGATGCATCCATAAAACCAGATACACAATGCATTGTTCGTATGGGGATTGAATTAAATAAAAATCAGTCGTTTATTGGTGCAATTGCCTCTGTA